GCTTTTAGGTTGAGCATTTTCTCTATCTTGGCGCTGTCTCTTTTGCTCATACCCAACGCAGACCTAAGCCCTTCAAGATCTTTCACCTGTCTCGGGAAGAAGTCCTCTAGGTATCCCGCGTTTCCATCTACGTTCTTGCGAGACTCATAGATATCTTTGAGAACTTGTTGGACGCTGTCCATAATTTCGTTCGTGTCTCTATACTTGAGCATGCCTGTTTTAACTTTGTTGACACCATAGTCTTTGAGTAGCTTGCGCGCACCTGTATAGTTTTGATTATTTAAATACAAAGCAAAAGTTTCGCGAGCGGTTTGGGGAAGTTCCTTTTCTATTTTCTCAAAGCCGCGCACTTGCTCTAGGTAGTTACCGATTCGCGCAGTTTTCCTGAACTCAAAATCTCGTAACGCTTGATGCGCGGTAGGGCTAATCTTTTTAACTTGCGTTGATACAGTACCTAGCAGGTCAGCGACAAACCCCGACGGAACTAATCCTTTTTCAAGAGTTTTTCTGAACTCCTCTGACGCTCGTGCTATTTCAACATCAGGAATATCAAATGTCTCTGTCGCTTTATTGATTACTTGCAGCGCTTCCTGTGGTTTCATTTTCAACCGAGCCGCAGCAGCAACCAAGGGGTTCTCTATATTCTCTTCGCTCGCAACAATCTCAATAATCTTTGAGTTAAGCTGATCCATTTTCGCGTTAGCTTTAGTAACCTCTTTTAAGTCTCGTCGCTGTCCAAGCGCGGCCTTGAGCTTGTTGTACTGTGGAGCTATAGCGCGCAAGCTTTTATCAGCAGCAGCACCAAAAGCTGCACCACCAACCGTGGCAAGAGCAGTCATCGCGCCATCTATCTTTCCTTCCTGCGCCAAACCACGGGTAGCCTCGTAACTACCACCAAGCAAGCCACTGATAGCTGCAACTTTTGCAAGACCTTTCCCGACAGGCGCAAGGCTTGAGACATCCGCAGCTCCGCTCAATACCTCACCGGCCATACCGGCCTTGCCCATGTCCGCGCCCTCGGCCTCGAGGCGCGACAGCCTTGGATACTTCTTTTCTTT